AAACGATGTTAAAATGTCTGTTTACAAAAAGAAACCAGATGATAAGGAAAATGCTCCTGATTATAAAATCACTTTTACAGATGATAATGGTGGCGAGTGTTCTACTTCTTATTGGTATGTTACTAAAGACACACAGTATAGTACTGTGGATGAACAAGTAAAAAAGCAAGGTAAATCTATGAAACACATTATACACGCTGTATATGGTGCTGACCATCAGATTGGCTTTAAGGCTAATAACCCTAAAGAATTGCTTGACCAAGCTATGAAATATATTAAAGATGGATTAGCTAGTGCTGGTAAGTTTAGAGTTTTCGCTACCTATGGTACTGTAAATGCCCCTAAACAATATATTCAGCCTCGTAGCTGGGTTCCATTTGTAGAATCTATGAGTGTTGATGTAAGTCAAACACGTTTAAAACTAGCCGTTACCATCGACGCTATGGATAGAATAGTGAAAGATGAAGTAGAAGTTACTGCTAAAGCAGATGAGCTTCTAGAAGGTGACGATTGGTAGACTATCTAAACTATAAAAACAGAGAGGGTGTAAAAGCCCTCTCTTTTTTATTATGGAAAACATAGATTTAAATTCAATAATATTTAATGATCTTATTACAAGAGATGATATCTTAAAACATGTTACGCAAGAACAGATATATAGTTTTTATATGGGAGAAAAAATAGATAGACTTGGTGTTTATCATTCACCTCTTCGTGAAGACAATATTCCTTCTTTTGCGTTATTTTTTCATCAAGCAAATAGAGATATACTAATGTTTAAAGATTTTGCTACAAGTGATTGTGGTGATTTTATCATGTTAGTTAGAAAATTATTTAGTTTAAATTATTATGAAGCGCTAGAAAAAGTAGCATATGATATGGGGTTATCTAACTTTAATGTCAATGCTGTAAAACAGAATGTAGAATATACAAGGATAACACGTAAAGAATCTGTAGAATTAGGAATAAAGAAAAGACCTTGGTTAACAATAGATAAAAAATATTGGCAATCATTTGGTATTAAAAAAGCTACGTTAGAAAAGTTTAATGTGTTTCCTATTAGCCATGTATTTTATAATGACAATGCTGTTAAAACTGCTAATCATGCTTATGCATATGTCGAGCACAAAGACGGTAAAGTTACTTATAAGATATATCAACCATTTGAGAATAAACTTAAAAAATGGATTAACAATGCTAATTATTCTGTACACCAAGGTTATAGGCAATTGCCTAAATCAGGTGAGCTGTTAGTAATTACTAAGTCTTTAAAAGATGTCATGAGCCTCCATGATGTAGTAGGTGTTCCTGCTATAGGCTTACAATCAGAATCTGTTATGATGAAAGATTCTGTAATGGACGAATATAAATCTAGATTTAAAAAAGTTGTATGTCTCTTTGACAACGACGACGCAGGTATGAAACTCGCTAAAGAGTTTTCTAAAAGATATGATGTGCCTAGTTTCATTGTATTGCCTTTAGGTGGATCTAAAGATTTCAGTGACTTAGTAAAAAATACTACTAAAGAATTTAGTGTAGAACATTTTAATAAAAAATTAGAAAAATTATGACAAAACATGAATCTCTAAGTAAAATTAGCAAGAAGCTAATGTTAGAAGAACCGTTCTACGGTTTCTATCTATTATCATTAAATAAAATATGGGATGTGCGAGTAGGCACAGCTGGTGTTTGTAAGAATGGAATCAACTATCAATTGATGATAAGCGAACCTTTTTGGGATACTCTAAGTGAGGACCATAAAACAGGTTTACTTAAACATGAATTATTACATATTGCTTTTGGCCATCTATTGACTTTTACTAAGTTCTCTGATAAAAAACTTGCTAACATAGCAATGGATATGGAAATCAATCAATATATAGATGAAAATCGATTGCCTGAAGGAGGTATAAATATCAATGATTATGGTGATCTTAATCTAAGAAGAAAAGCTGGTACTCAATATTATTATGAAGAGTTAGAAAAAGCTCAAAAGAAGAAAAAAGAACAAGGTAGTAGTGGAGATAGTAATATGGATAAACTTTTAGATGGTCTAGATCAAAGTCAAGAAGTTGTATTAATTGGACCAGCAGATAGTGATGACGGAGAAGGAGGATTAGGTTCAAAAAAAGAAGTTAAAATTCCTAAACATGATTGGGAAGAATTTGAAAACTTGCCTGAAGCAGAAAAACAATTGATAGATATGCAACTCCAACGTGTGTTGGAACAATGTAAAAAACAAACTGAAAAGAAACAAGGACATGTTCCTGGTGAGATGAAAGGTTTGATTAAGATTCAGGAAATAATTCCTCCTAAATTTAATTGGAAGAATTATCTCCGACGATTTACTGGCATTAGCACTAAAATATTTACTAAGAAAATTCGTAGAAAAGAAAACGTTAAGTTTCCTGATATGCCTGGTATGAAAGTTAAAATGAAACAAAAACTTTTATTAGCCATAGACACATCTGGATCTGTACGTGATCATGAAGTAAAAGAGTTTATGAATGAAATGCACCATATATATAAAACTGGTGTAGATATAACTCTTGTACAATGTGATACTTATATACGAGATGTTAGTGAATATACTGGTACCTATGAACTAAAGATACACGGACGCGGTGGTACTGACTTTACACCTGTAATAAAATATTTTAATGAGAATACTAGTTATACTAGTCTTATATATTTTACAGATGGTGAGGCACATACACACGTAAATCCTAGAGCTAGAGTTTTATGGGTTCACTCGGAAGAATCAGAAATTAATGAAGACCTACCTGGTCTTAAGATAAAATTAGAATTATAAAATTAAATACTAATGAATCAATTACAATTAAACGTAGATGAATTAAAAGGATTCATCAAACATATGGTAAGCAATAACCAACATATACAGGAAGACGGTAAAGTTCCTGTTGCTGTAAATATTGAAGGTGAAGCTGGCCTTGGTAAAACTTCTGCTATTATGCAGTTAGGCAGTGAGCTTGACATGCAAGTAGTAAAGCTAAACTTAGCACAGCTAGAAGAGTTAGGCGATTTAGTAGGTTTTCCTGTTAAAGAATTCCAAGTTAAAAATAACGAGGGTAAGTCTTTATGGATTACTGAGCAAGAAATTGATACTGCTAACAAGAAAGGCTATAAAGTTGTAGATAAAAGAATGTCTCATGCTGCACCTGAATGGATTCAGGGTCGTGGTGAAGGCGGTTTCTTAGTTCTAGATGACTATACTCGTGCTGATCATAGATTTATGCAAGCTTGTATGGAATTGATAGATAAACAAGAATATGTTAGCTGGCGACTTCCTAGAAACTGGCATGTTATCTTAACTACTAATCCTGACAATGGTGATTATAATGTTACTAGTCTAGATAATGCGCAGAAAACTCGTTTCATATCTGTTGAGACTAAGTTTGATGCTAATGTATGGGCACGGTGGGCAGAGAATATGAGAATAGATGGTCGTTGTATTAATTTCTTATTAATGCATCCTGAAATAATAACTCAAGAAATTAATCCTAGGTCTATTACTACATTCTTTAATTCTATTAGTTCTATTAAAGACTTTAGTAAAGAATTACCCCTTATACAAATGGTAGGCGAAGGTTCTATTGGTCCAGAAGCAGCAAGTTTATTTGTTATGTTTATTAATAATCAGCTAGATAAGATTCTTACTCCTCAAGAATTAATTCAAAAAGATGAGAAAGAGTTATTAGAAGCTCTTGATGATTGTGTCGGAGTTAATGATACATATCGTGCTGACATAGCAAGTGTCTTGGCTACTAGATTAATTAATTATTGTTTGCGTACTGCTTCTGAAGGACATGTTCCTGAATCAATGATTAATAGATTAATTAAGCTTACGACTAAATTCAACACTTTTACTGAAGATTTAAAATATTATATAGTAAAAGAATTATTAGGCGGTCATAAAGCTAAGTTTTCTAAGATGATGCTAGATCAAAATGTTTTACAAATGAGTACTAAATAAAAAAAAATGACAAAAAAAATATTAGATTTATCAGATTGTTTTGATTCAAATATGGATCATAGATCAGGAGAAGTAGATTATCTCTACTATAGTAGCAGACATAGCTATGTGTATATTTATGACAAAGAAGTATTAAGTAATGTTACAGATTCTATATCAAAAAATAGTTATACTCCAAATATTGGAGATGTTCTTTATATTGGTGCAGGTGCTAATGTTCCTAGAGTAAAATTAAAAAATCTTTTACTAGATAATGCTTCTAAAACTACTAATAAGTTTAAAGATGCTACTCATATATTTGTAGATCCAAGTCTCGGTAAATTAAGAGATTATGAGTGGAAATATCATGTTACTAAAGAACAAGTTGTGACTTTTGTAACTCAAGCTGAAGTTCATAATTATATAGACATAAAAGAACGAGATGAATTATTAAAACTTTTAGAGCCATATAAAGATGAAGACAATATAATCGTTAATTCTTATATATCTAGAATGATTAGTAATAGACCTAGTGGATTATATGGAGGTGTTCCTGTATCTAAAAATGTACATACATATCGAAGTTATAGTTATTATTTTATTAAAGAAGATTACGTAGAGTTATATGAATATATTTTAAATAATCTCGATAAAGTATATAATTATACAGAATTGCTCCCTCATATTAACGGTGAAGAAACTATTACTATGGATGAAAATGTATATAAGCAAGTTCATAATATGTTTAATAGTGATGATACTGATAATCATGTACTAGCTATGGAGATTATGGCTAATTGTAATTATAAAGAATCTATGATGTATCTTTTGTTGTTACTAAATGATTGGACCCATCAAATAGATAAAAATCCTACTAAAAGACATGTTAATTTTAAATCTTTCTTAGGTTATTTTAATATGACTCCTAGTAATTTCTATTTAGACCACAATTCAATAATTAGTATGCTACTTGATAGAAAAGTTTTAACTGTAGATATGTTGGATTATATTCTTAATAAATATAAAGACCAATTTGTATATCATAATGATCATTTTAAAGTTCAGAATATTACTCTAAGTCCTGAGATAGCTGAAGCATTAAATATAGATTATGTGAGAGAAATTACTCCTAGATATACAGTTAAAGAAGTAGAAATAAAAGATGAAGTAGAAACCGAAATACCTGACGAATTTCGTTGGATTGAATAAAAACAAAACGCTATGGTAAGTGAGATTAAATTAGAATTTCCTGAATTCATAACTCATATACCTGTTAGTAAGAAAAACTGGGTCAAGATTGGTTATAATAAGATTCATGCATCTGTGCACTATACAACTAGGGCAGCTCTTGTAGCTGCCATGCACGGATATATTGAAAAACATATACCAGACAATCTAAGTATTGACACCCCCGTAGAAACAAAACTAACAGTATATGCGCCTATAAATTATGGAGTTATGAAAATGATAAAAGATAAAGAAACAGGAAAAAGAAAGACGAGTTGGAAACCAGCAGCCGATGATTACAAACCTAATTGGGATATAGGCAACCTAGCTCTCATATGGATTAAATGTCTAGATGATGTGTTAATAAAGAAAGGTATATTACCTGATGACACTGTAGAATTCTTAAGACGTACTCAATATGAGTTTGTGCCTGTTAGAAATTTGAAGAACAGAAAATTAGTTTATAAAATTAAATCAATTAAAAGAAGATGATCGATTACCAAACAATAAGTGCTCTTAATCAAAGCACTCTAAAAAAGATTTTGATTAGTCCACAAGAATATATTAAAGCTAAAGAAAGACAGCTAGCAAAAGATGAATCTACTGAGCAGCATTTTGTCTTTGGTTCTTTAGTAGACTCATTGCTTACAGAGACTAAACAAGATTTTGATAACAAGTATGCTGTGATTCCTGATACAACAGGAGTTACTGACACAATTAGTAGAATAGTGCAAGGTGTGTATCAAGATAGAGTAGCTACTGGGCTAGAAATTTTAGATCTAGAAGAATACTATGATGATATATTACAACATTGTCAATATGAGAATTATCAAAGTAATTGGAAAGAAGAGACTAGAGTTAATAAAATCATAGCTCAAGGTTCTAAATATTTTGAAATTCTTAAAGAGACAGATGGTAAAACTATTGTTACTGAGACTGACTATGCTAAAGCAGTTAATTGTGTTATGGCACTTCGATCAGACAAATTTACTGGACCTTATTGTCAAAAGAAATCTAGCGACGATCATATTGAAATCATAGATAAACATGTTGTACAATTTAAGTATAGCGGTCTAGAATTCAAAGGTGAAATAGATAGAATTATTGTTGATCATAAAAATCAAACAATAACTCCAATTGACTTTAAGACTACAGGTAAATCTGTTCTTAATTTTGAAAATAGTTTCTGGCATTTTAGGTATGATTTTCAAGCAGCTGTTTATGACTTAGGTTTGCATTTAGACAAATCTGAAAGATTGCAAAAATATTACCAAAACGGTTATTCTATAAATAGATTTCTATATATTGTTGTAGAAACACATTTAAATAATAATCCTATGGTATTTGAAATTACTAAAACTGTACTCGAAGTTGGCATCAAAGGCAACAAAGAGTATGAAGGTTTTAATAAAGCAATCGAAAGGTATAAATATGCTACAGAAAATGATGCTTGGGATTACCCAATGGAATATTATAAACAAGGTAAAAATGTAATAAGCGTAGAGTAATTATGAAGTATACAAAAACTGCAACTTTTTTGTTCCCTCTTCTAAACGTACCAAAGTCTTTGTTTGATTGTCATATTACAGATAGCTGGGGTCGACTTAAACATAAGTCTCGATTCTTAAATGCTTTTCTAGCTAATACTACAATTAGTAAATACAAAGAAGAAAATTATATACACGTATTAGTAAGAGGTTATAGAGATACAGATTTTGAAAAATTTCATAGTACTATTCAAGCTTTTCCAAACTTTATAGACGAGTATGATATTAAAGAATGCACTGTGTTTATCTTTAGTATACCTACTGATTATCAACGTGATTTTGATTTATTAATTAACGGTAAGTATTCAGAGATAACAGCCAATAGTAAGAAGCTAATTCTAGCTAATCACTATTTTTCTGGTAAGTCTTATACATTACCGTTAATATTAAACAAAGCAATTGTTTTAAAAGAAAGTTGGGAAGAGCGCTTAAGTAACCCTACTTCTCCTGCATATTTATATGATCAAGAAGTATGGCCTATTATTAACTGCGCTAAAGAAATCTTAACAAATGAAGTAATTTCTAATTATACACAAAAAAACAAACTAACCCCGACGGGAGACTTCTTTTAGTCTCCCATAGTGGTTATGCAGTTTAGATTATATTAATCTGATGGGGCTCTAGAAATAGGGCCCTTTTTATTTTTAATCCTATGACAAAACTTATAAAGAAAATTAATAGAAAATCTATGTTGATTAGACCTTCTGGTAGATCAACAGATTTTATTTCACCTAGCTTCGGCTATGGCTGCTTGTATGATTGCAGCTATTGCTACATGAAGCGTCATAAACCAAAAGGTTTAGACATTGCAGAAAATATAGAAGATATATTAACTGTTGTAAATAATCATGCATATTTTACACCTGTCGATAAACCTAATCAAACACATCCTGTGTTGACTACTTATGACATCAGCTGTAACGAAGACTTCGCTCTGCATGCTAAGTTCTATGATTGGCAAAAGATATTTGAATTCTTTAAGAACCATCCTTTGGCTATGGGTTCATTCGCTACTAAATATGTTAATCCTGACTTTATTAGTTATGATCCTAATAAGAAGATTAGAATTAGATATAGTCTTATGCCTCAACATATGAGCGATAAACATGAGCCTAATACATCTAAGATACTTGACAGGATTAAAGCTGTTGACGCATTTATAGATGCAGGTTATGAGGTACATCTTAATTTTAGTCCCGTGATTGTATACAAAGGTTGGCGTAAAGATTATAAAGAATTGTTTGAGATGGTAAATGAGTATATCGATTACAAGGACGAAGTACTCGCAGAAGTTATCTTTCTTACTCATAATAAAAAGAAACATTTGGCTAATCTTAAGAATCACGCTGAAGCAGAAAAAGATTTATGGATTCCCGAAATTCAGCAAAATAAAATATCGCAATATGGTGGCGAAAATCTAAGATATGAGTTATCTTTAAAGAAGAAATTCATAGAACAATTTACTGCTATCCACGACAGTATAATTCCTTGGAATAAAATTAGGTACATCTTTTAAAATTAAAAAACTCATGACAGAAAACAGGAACGTTGAAGACACAAACATTGATTTCGTAATTAAAGGAGAAAACCATGAAAAGGATTTTAATCTAGAACAGTTTTATAACAGCAAAAATAAACAGATTGCTGCTAAAGACGTTAATGCTGAAATTCAAAGATTAAAAAGTACTCTTACTGGTAATCTTCTAGATGATGCAGAAATCCAACAACAAATTTATGCGTTAAAATTAATTCTTAATCCTCAGATAGCATTTAAACCTGAGTTAGATCAAGATGATGATTGCTTATATTGTGGATCATAAAAGAAGGGGACTAATATGTCCCCCTTTTTTTATTTGTGTTTGTAGTGAATCTTTCCTCGGTAGATCACGAAGCCTTTCTGAGATTCTTTGACTTCTTGTCCCGATAAGTTGTAGTAATTAAAAGATTCTGGTTTGCGATAAACATACACAGGATACCAAGATTGTGTAGTGCCGTCTATATCGGTTTCTTTAAGTTGATAGTAAGTAGTATTATATAAGATACTATTATCTATATATTCATATTCTTGCAAGCTTGTAGAAAAACCTGCAGCTGGTATATGAGCTATCTTATTCCAATTTGAAGTATCCATTGCTCTATATAACGAAAAATAATCAGAATTGTTTTCAGATGCTGTGGACCAAGTTAACTTTGTTCCGTCGTCTAATAACTCTGCTTTAAAATCTAAAAGTTCTACAGGCAATGGAGTTACGTTTAATATGTCAAAGAAATCTACATGTGCGTATTTATTCTTAAGACCTCCGTTACCGTACGTAAGTAAATCAAATGTTATACGAGTAACAGTATTAGGAATGGTAAGCTGATAAAGGCCGTTAAGATTAGTAATGTCATAGAAAGACCAAGCACCATCGAAAAGGTAGAGTCTAAACTCATCCCCGTTACGGATAGAACACTCCTGATACCAGAGTATATCCACTTGTCCATACGAAGTAAGATCGTATATAGGCGATTCAAAAATGTACCAAGTATCTGTGACATAAGTCCCACTAATATTATAACACAAAGAGCCACTATGCGAACCAGTATTACCGCCAGGGCTAGTCCACTCACCAGGCTGATCAAAGCTATCAAACGGTTCTGATATTTGGCCATAAGCTGTAAATGTAGATAATAATATAATTAATAACAACCTCATAATGGAAATTTACATGAATCTACTTGTCTGTCGTGTCTATCTATATTCTCTGCTCTAATTCTTTTATAATCTATAGTAAGAATTCTACCTCCTGTAGGTTTAACTGGAGCTCCTCTTTCTACATGCCACCCCTTGCTACCTGCTCCATATTCCTCTTTGTACGTGCCTGTGAGCATCATGTGAAGTTGTTTTTGACAATGTCTATATACACTAGATCCTTGGACACAAACATCTCTTACATCATTCCTAGCTGCATTCTCATGTATATGACCCATAGTAAATACATCAAAGTCTTCATACATTTCTAACGCCCTAGTTAAATTAAGTGCTCCTTTAGTAACTACACCGCCTCCACCTGATCCGTGGAAATATTTTATCTTAATAGCTCTTGTAGAGTCTCTACCATTTTCTTTTTTTCTAAGAGCTTGATTTATAATAAACCATCCACCATATCCTCCTGTCATTACATTGGTGTTATTCTTAAGATTAAGCATCTTAACAAATCTAGCTAATATGTCTGTTTCTTGCCATTTGATAATGGCAGTTTCATGATTTCCATAGCCTATTACTGTAAGAAGATGTGCATAAGGACTCCACCATTCTACAGCTGTCTCTACTATTGAATCTAAGTATTTAGCATTATTGTGTTCAGGGCGTATATCAGATTTGTTTCTTCTGTTATCTCCTCTACCTTGCATTAAACAAAAGAAATCCCCATTAACCATAATAGGGATTGAGTTGTCTAAGCAAAAGTCTAAATCATTTTTTAAAAGTTTCCAATCACATTTAGGATTATCCCAATGGATGTCTGATAACATAGCAATTTTTGCCCTAGTACCATCGAGTTTTAACTCATGGATATTATCAGCATGTTTAATAAGTTTCATTGTGTTTTGTATTTATCGCGTCCCTAATATACGAAACTTTGTTTTAAGTAAAAAATTTGCCTAGTTCCACCCATTATACATGTCTTGTTCATTTTCTAGCTCTTCTATACCTTGTAATAGAATCTCCTCTCTTTCTCCTTCTGTATAAGCATCCCAATTTCTAACAGGAGACGGTCCTAAAGTTTGCTTTAACCATTTTATAAGAGAGTATTGCTTTTCAGGGTCATTAGAAAGAACGTTAGCAAAGAATCCATCACCTACTAATTGCTTGTAGAATTTGTTTTTCTCTCCAGGATATTGAAATTCATATATATTTTTCCATCCAAAAGGTATTTTCTTTTGAGCCCATTTAGATCTTCTAGATTGCCCTTCGTAAGGTCCACTTTCAATTGCTGTACCATCAAATAAATCTGTAAGGTCTGTCCAACCTTTAAGCATTTTTGTACCTACCACAGGCTCATCTATAAGGTCTGTAAGAGTTGCAGGACTCCAAGGAGCTGACTGTTCCATTAATACCCTGTTCATGATTAATGAAGTAAATTGTATAACAAATTGATCTTCATCATCTTCGTCTGCAAACTTCTGTGCTAATCCTGCTAAGAACGAGACTAGTATTGCAGCAAACATATCTATTACAGATTTTTTAACTCCTCTTCTTTGTGCTTTAGTCATTCCGTCATACACAGAATGTGCTGCCATAAGATCTCCTCCTTTCATAGCTTTAAAAACACTAGGAAGATATTGTCCAAAAAATGCTCTATAGTGTCCTATTTCTTCTTCACCTGTTATCCAACTTGTTTTTTGAGTCTGCATCTTAGCATCGATTAAGTTAACGAACCAACCACGGTGCATTAAAAGGAAGTCTCCTGCAGAAGTTCTTGCTAGCTTACCTTTATCAGTAGCTCCTAGTAAACCGTCTATATTATTACTAACATATTCTATCTTACCCTTTACTGCATTTAATAGTCCATCATTAATGTACTGTTTCATGCCTTTTTTTATCCTCAATTGATTGTTAACAACTTCATAAGCATTGTATAGACTTTTTTCTCTAAGAGCTTCCCATTCTTTTTGTACAGATTTCTCATGGGCTTTGTCGGCTTTTCTAGATTTTCCGTATTCTATTCCTTTTTTAGTAGCTGTTTTTCTTAAGAATTGTTCTTTAGTAATAAAATTGCCATCGTATAATCTGTAGTTATCATATACTCCTAAAGAGATTCTAGATTTTAATCCGTAATCTCCTGTAGCATATGTAACATACATTAAATCTCCGCTAGCTAATTTTTTTGTTAACCTAGATTTATCTGTCTCATATAACATAGAATCTAAACTAACAACTCCCATATCCTGGTTAAGAAGATGCATCTTGCTACTTTGTTTATTAGACCCTATTTCTCCTATAACAGTTCCTATTTCTTTTAAGAATTCTATTCTTGACCAATTTTTACTTTCAGCAGTAATATATAAACCAGTAGAACCTTCTATAATAGAATCGATAGATCCTTTAATGTAACCTGCTAAAGATGTAGGCACATTAAATGCAAGGTTATTGTTTCTAATATATGAAGCTATACCTGATGTTAGTTTTGTAATACTTACAGTTTTATTTGTGCCTGGTATAGTATACTCAGCAGTCTGCCTTTGTTGACCATAAACTAAACTGTCAATCATTTCTTTAACAGTAGCGTATTCCATACTTGCTTCAGATGCTACCTTTTCTTTTATGTTTCCTCTTCTAACACTATAGTATTCTTTATCTTTTAAAGAAAATAGTATGTTGTTTACATCAGGAGAAATTTTTGTCATCTGATAAAAATTCTCTGCCATCTCTGCAAACATTACAAAAGCTCTTCCGAAATCAGTAGTTAATTTAGAAGGGTCATCTAATTCTCTTGTAAAGTAAATTGGAACTGTTTCTTTATCAAGTTCTCTTAACTCACCGAATTGAGTATCATCTTGTTCAATCATTACTCCTTCTCTAGCAACTTCTTTTATTCTAGTAAGAATATTTCCGTCTGCTCTAAATAATCTATCTAAAGTACTCTTCATCATAGAAGGACGCATGTAAAGCAACTGATCCGTTTGAAATCCTGCAGGTAATTTTGCAAGAGCTTCTCTTTTTACTCTCATCAAAGTTTCATAATGAAGTCTGAATTTCTCATCTTTCATTAATTTTGCAAAATTCTTATTCTTATAACTATCGTTAGGAACTTGTTTATACTCTTGTCTGATATAATATCCTTGTTTTTTTTTCTCAGCTATATCACTTTCATTTACCCAAATAGGATCTCTATTTGAATTTCTAAGTTTCATTAATACTTGAGTAGTTAAATTGCCTTCTTCATTTATTATATCTTTTTTAGCATCTACTTTAATACTAACAGCATTTTTAATATACCAACCTTCCCACATCTTAGCATATGCGGCAGCTTGTTCTGCTGTAAAGAAATTTTTATTTATTAAACTAGGATCTCCTTCTCCAGTTTCTGGGTCTACGTAACCTAATTTCTCAGCTACTTTTTTTCTAAACTTTTCTCTTTCTTTATAAAATTTAGAATAGTTATAATCTGCTACCATATAATGGGTAGGCTTATTGCCGTCCATCTCTATGAGATCTTCTTGTTTATATTTACTTAAGAATAAAGTCTGGGAAGCTAATACATCTCTAGCAGTACTTACGGCAAATCTTTTAACATTATTATAAGCATCATAAATAAATTTATGTACTGATCTAATAACAGCTGACTTAGCATTTTTAAAGTTACCTGTATAATATTTAAACCAATCAAAGAATTTTGTTTGCATAGCTTCAAAAGCACTCTCTTCATCAAAATCTTTATCTATAACTTCACCATCAGGTGTTCTATTTATTTCTCTAAACTTTTCTTTATTTTTTTCTAATCTTAAAGGTTTTAATCTGGTTCTAGATTTAGTTATTAAATCTCTTAAACTAGCTACTGCTTCCTCTATATCTGCTCCTTCTTCTCTAGTAACAGTAGATACTCTTACATCTTCTATCAAAGTATTGATAAGAGAATTATAACTATCTAAGAATAGCTCATAATTATATAATGTTCGTCCACCTAAAGTAACGTCTCCTCTTTCTGCAGAATCTAATACTTTAAATATTTCATATACTTCTTCTTTAGAAGAGTAAATCCATTTAGTAATACCAGTATTATACCTAGCATTTTCAAGGTCTCTTTGTAGACCTTCTATCTCAGCTGTAACTGCAGCAATTGCTTTTTTACTTTTCTGACTTCTAGTATCTCTTTGAGCTTCTTTAAGTCTTTGTTTCTTCTTTAAAAGCTGCTGCTCTACTTTTTTAAGAAACTTTTCTTTTTCAGTCAGTTTCCTTTCATCGCTTCTTTTTTCTTTTTGATATTTAATATCATCTTTTGTAAAAGGTCTTTTGCCTTCGTGTTTCTTCAGCTGTTTATAGGACTCAAACTTTTCATATTTTCCTACTTGCTCTTGATTTAATATATCTCTAGCCAAAGGAATAACAACATTTTCTATATCATTTCTACCTGCACTATCTATTCCTAGAGCCCAATCTAACCAGGCAGTAAAATCTTGCCATACTTTCTTAAGACTTTGCCAGAATCCTGATACATCTTCTTCAATAAATTGATCAGTCTGTTTAAACTGATTAACTATTTCAGCTGCTAATATCTTACCTAAAGCTTCTTTTCTAAAGTCTTCTTCATTCTCATAGATATCTTTATACTCTTCTTTTACTTGTGCGTAAGTCTCAGTCTCTGTGACTTGTTCTAAAGCTTGTTTTATAGTAGTAGGACCTAAAATATAATTAGCCTCCCCTTGGCTCATCAACTGCATCTCAATAGCAAAGTGAGCGACTTCTTCTGCAAGAGTATCTATCTTAGCTCCATCAGCAATAGCGATAAGAGAATTCATAAAGTCAGCAACTCCTAAAGCATTTTCTTCAAATCTATTAGGGAATTTTTCCATCACAGATTTTAAAGACTCTATAGCTACTCCATGTTTTCTTGCCCAAGCTCCTAATATTCTATCTAATTTAGCATTTGCTTTTTCAGTATTCTTAACACTCATTTGTCTAAACATACCGTTAGCATATGGTGAGTAGTAAGTATCTTCTTTCTGGGCTACATTAGCATTTTTATAACCTGCTATATAATAAGTGCCATCAAACTTTTCTTTAAGTCTCCAAGGCTGATCCCCTATTCTATCAGAAATTTGTCTAAGCTTAGTATTAATTCTTCTGACATCATTTTCTGATAAATCTTTTTGATATACTTCATTAAAGAATATATCACGAGCTTCTTTTATAACAGCTCTAGCTCTAGAAGGACCTCCTTGATATAATACTTGTTTTTCTTGAGTATTTTGTATAGAAGTTAGACCTATTTGTTCTATAGTAGGAAAATCTTCTGTATTATTTTGTTCCATCCATATACCAACTTTAGCAGCTACTATAAGAGGATTTACTTCTGTATCTAGTAACAGCTGTTTAAATTCAGGATGAGATTTATTTATACATTTACTCATTAGTTACATTTTATAACATTATATTTTTCTTCAGGAGAAAGAGTGTCCCATTCTTGTTGAGTCATTATATCTCTAGTAGATGTACCGTTAGCAGTTTTTATTCCATAAAGATAATTAGTTATACTTGGACCATTTTGATATATCTCTTCTACTATATAATTTTGGTTATCTCTTAACCATTTATCTCCTTCACTTATCTGTTCTCTTTCACGCTGTATCGTTTCTCTGTAATCCTTAGTTACATTTTCTACTATTGCGTTTATAAGTTCCATAGATTCTTCGTAAATTTCTTCTCCTCTACCTTTTTTAGGTACTTCATAAAATATCGAAGTTAACCAATCTATAAATTTTTGCCAAATACTTTTTGATTCTTGTGGAGCTCTTAAGCTTTTAACATGATTTGCAAAGTCAGGATTAGTAAAAATTTCTGCTACAAATTCAAATTCATCTGTAAAACCGTAAAGATCTTGCTTCGGAGATTCACTCTTTTTATCTAAATTTTTTGCTTCCTTAAATAAATTTGTTAGCTCAGTATTCTTTTGTCTTAACTCTTTGTCTATAATATCTTGAGTAACTCTTTTACCATCTTTTACAGTAGTTTGTTTTCCTTTAACAACTAAATCAATAGTAAAAGCATGGGTTACTTCATGGAGGAAAGCATATAAATAAAATGCTCCACTATCTACTTGTCGTATTGTTTCTTCATTTAAATATATTGTGTCATTATAGTAGAACATGTAAGTACCTCTACCTCTTGTTTGCTCTGCCCACTCTTCATTATTTAAAAATTTAACTTCAAAATTAACTCTTCCTAGTTTAGTAACTAGCTGTGATATATTAGAGTCTTTTTCTAGATAAGGCCAAAAAGCTCTGAGTACATCTTGACTGCCTTTAATTTTTTCTGGATCAAAAAAGCTTCTATCAAAATTCACAGCTAATTGTTCCCAAGAAACACTATCATGATAATTGTCTACAAGCGTCTCTGAGATACCTGAAACCTTTAGCTTAAACATTTCGTAAAGTTCTTTAACCACTGGGTCATTTTCAGGAGTCTTATCTACAAACTTTTGCTCCATATTCTTAGCATTGAATATTTGGAATTTCCCATTCTTAATCTCTGCTATAAACTCAGCATCTTTATACTGAAGTCTATACATTTCTGTATCGGTAGAAAGATCTACTGGAGCTGTTTTCTTTGTTAAATCTACTTTAGGTTTAATTGTACTCGGTACTTCTCCCTCTGCTGATTTAATATTTTGTGTGATTTCATTATCGACTGCTTGGTCTGCTAATCTTTGAGCTTCTGTTTTGCCGTCTTTTATAGTGTCTGGTGCAGGAGATACAGAGTTTTCTATTGCTCCTAATGCATTAAATTCTAAAGCGACATTACTAATCCCTAAATTAGGTACTCTATTATATTTATAAACAACAATTTCTTGGTTATTACTATTGTATTCTATAATTGTATCTGTTAATTTATAGATAGAAGTTGCATAATGATTATTTATTTTAGTATCATATGCTTTTATATACGGTACAGGTTCGTCGAATCTGTCTCTAAGATTAGTTGTAGCATAATTACCTATGACAACTAAATTGCCTTTTAAGTCTTTTATTATATTAGCATCTGCTTCGTAGAAAGTTGATGTAATTCTTCCTGTAGGAGTCAGGTAATTCCCAGCATCTTCTTCTGATAATGTTCTATCTATTTTAGCAGTAGGAATAAAATTATGACGATTAGAATAGTTACGAATAAATTGTTCTATAAATCTTCCATTATACTCAGAATCATAATTCTCTACCATTAATCTTTTCTGAAGAAGTTCGTTCATAGTAAGCTGTCCTCCTCCATCTTGTATCATTAAGTCTGGTTGAGTAGACTGATACTCATTAGTAAAGAACATGACGGGAATAACATTAGCAAATGTATAAGGACCGAAATTAAATCCGTTAGCAAAGAACGAATACTTTATTAATTTTTTTGCTATCTCTCTAATTTCAGGATCAGGGTCTAATAACATTCTTTCCCAAGAATCTGATAATGCTTCTATATCTTCAGCAAACTTTCCTGTTTGATAGAATTGAATTCTGCTAATAGGAGAAGTTAAATCTGGACGTACTATATGAAGTTGGTCCATTAATGGTTTAAATGGAGAATTCTCAGGTAAGTTTCTTTTAAACGTTAAAAATTCTCCAGGGAATTTCTTTAATATATCGTCTATCTGATCGTGGTGGAAAAACTTAAATTCACTAGCAATGTAATTTAAATAGTTACTATTAATTAATTGCGCTTCTTCTTCTCTTAAAACTCCTGTACCTTTAAACTCAGTAAACTTTTCTTTAATTAATCCTAAAGGAGAGAACTTAGTTTCTGTAGGATTATTTTCATTTATATTACCAATAGTTGGAAACACCTTTTCGTAAATACCAATAGGCTTATATAAACCGTATGTTGTAAATGCGGGGCTTTGTTTTTGTTTAGGATTTTTATATAAGAAAATTTCTTCTAAACCTGATATTTTATTAGCTCCTCTTTGATTGTCTACTAATATTCTTGTTTGATTGTTTAAGAATACATAGTCAGCTGCACCAGTAGATCCGTAAGCAGTAACAGAATCTGTTTTAGAAGCTCGTATTCCTCTAGATAATTCTTCTGCTATAGTATCTAATTCTTCAAATAAAGCAAGTGCTGCTTTTTGGATAAAAGCATTTTTAACACCTTTCTTACCACTTAGAGTTTTTTCTAACATCTCAGTAGTTAAGTCTTTTATATTTACTGGTTTCACAGTAGTTCCACTAGGAATCTGTTCTTGAAGATTAGCTATAATCTCTTTCTTTATTTGAGAAACAAGATTTTGTTTACTCATAGACCCTTGTTCATTTTGAACTCTATTTGTTAGTTCTAATATTGCAGGCTGATTTAGTAAAGCAAACATAAAGGCTTCGTCGACACCAAGTCTATCTGCAAGTGCTACTACATTAGCAGTAAACATGTTGAAGTTTAAGAATGCTGAAATAGGTTCTTTCGCATTATCCACAACAGCTGCTAATTTAGTCGCAAGTATTCTTGAAATTCTTTTACCAGTTCTACTTCTAATTTGATTTAATGCTTGATAAGTTTGTTTATTAAATTCTAATTGGTCTACTAATTTAAGATTTGTATACTGAGCTTTAGCATGGTGAGTATTATGATTCGCCATAATACCAATAAGATCGTTACCGTCCATGTTACGTCGGAATAACTCTAATTGAGTAGAAGGATAAGCAATGTTAAAGTCGGCATCATCATCTAGTTTATCTGCAGCTGCTAATAATTCTTTTCCTTTTAAATTAGCTTCTTTAGTTTTGCCTGCTTTTAATAATCTAATTCTAGCACCTGCATATTTTAAAGAATCAAAGTTACCTGGATTAATAATTGCAGCAGCAGTATTTCTATTTTCTAGAATAGACTTCATAATATTTATTTTCATATTATCTCTAGCTGCTCTAGTATTGTAACTTGATATATTTATGCCAAGATTTTTAGCATCAAGAAGTGCACTAGCTATTACATCAATAATTACATTTTTACCTTCTTCTGCTTCTTGAAGCGCTATACTTTTTTCAACAAGCTCTTCGTCCCATTCTTGTCCATTTAAAATATTATAAAAAGAATCGATTGTTTCTTGAAGTTCTTTTTTTAGAGCTTTAGCATCTTCAGTATTTAATTGTTTAGACTTTTTTAATTCTCTTTCACTTTCTCTAATTTCTCTTTTAATATCTGAAAGGCTACGATTTTTATCTTTTGTGGCTAGAGCTACTTCTTGTATTGAAGTTTCTACTCTTTTTAAAAACTCTTCTCTTTCTTTTTCATTTTTTATAGTATCCTCTGCAAATTTTTTAATTAATATTTTATTTCTATAAATATTTTCAGCAAGATCATTTGCTTGTTCTTGGTTATCTATAGTACTGTAGTATTGAGTTATTTTGGGAATATTATCTATAACTCTAAAATGTTTAGATAAGAAATACAATTTATCAATATCGAAGTCAAGACCTGCAATAGTAGTTACTTCAGGAGGCATTATAATAGTATTAGCCATAGACGGAGGAGTAAATCCTATAATTCTAATATTAAACATAGAGTATTTATCTTCCGTCGGAATCCTGTTAGCTATAATTTCTAATAGCTCAGAAGCATACATGTTTATGTATTCAAAGTCAACTTCTCCGTCTTTAGTAGGAAAAAATTTCTTTGATGTATGAGGCATTAATACTTCCCAAATAATTTTACCATCTTCAATTTTTAATTTAGGATGGTATCTTTCTCCTACAAGATCTGCATCTTCTTCTCTTTGAAGAGTACTTACACCGTAAGAAGGCGTGTTAATTACCCCTCCCCCTTTAATTTTTTGTTTAACTACATTGTTTTTAAAGATAGAATGCAAAAGAGTTTCTGTTTGATATAAAATTCTAGGATGGAATAAAGGCAAAGCTGTAGTAATTGTTTTTTTTGATCCTAATGATGCATCATTAACAGTGACTTCTACTGGAGAAATAGCTTGAAGATATTGGTCTCCCATATTTCTTTCAACAGCATGTTCTCTTAATAAAGGAATCAGCTTTACATAATTAAGAGTACCGTCAGGATTTACCATATCTTTTTCTAATGACTCGAAAGATTCTTTTAAGTCGTCGAAAATAATATCTTGATATAATGAAACTACTTCATATCCTTTTAATGAAGTTCTAGTATCGCCTATAAATAAATCATAATCCTGGTCCATTGCTATATCACCAGTAATAAGAGTTCTTAGCTGTGATCCAAAATTACTTCTTTCATCAATATGGTGAGCAGGAGTTTCTTGCTGTTTTCTGTAATCAGATATATCTAAATTAAATACTTTAACACTATCATATCCTACAGAAGGTATGTAGCTTCCGTCAGCTTGCTTTTCATAGTGAGTAAACCTACTATCTTTTCCATTTGTTATTCCTCCTACTTTAACAGCTGATTCAAAAAGAGCTACTTCATATGCGCCTCTTTCCATATCTTCATATATTGCAGCAAGTTTAGGATAAACTAGATTACCTTGCTTATCTTTTTTAAGAGCAAAAGATTTAGTAAGTACTGTTTCAGAGTTCTTAATCTGCATAGGAACTCTTACACCATCAACATACATTTGTGTAAATGTAAATGGTTTTAATGGAGATGCAGGAGGATCTATAATTCTTAAATCTTCTATAGTTTCTTTTCCTTTTTTAATTCTATCATAGGCTTTATCATGGGCTTCTCCCCACTCTCCTAAACCTTTTAATATTTTTTTACGGAAATCTAAAGATACAAAAGTACCACCATCTGATTCATTATTTTGATCTCCTACTTTTTTAGCATTAGCCTTTTCTTTCCACATTATTTTCAATGCTTCTTTTTCTACAGGAGTCATATTAGACTTATCAATAATATCATTGATATGTTTTAGATTTTCTTTAGAGGTAGGAACCATCGAGTCTTCTAAAATAATAGCGCTATAACTTCCTGTTAAAGTAGTGTATGTACCAGGACTAAAGATTTGCTTAAAACGTTTTTGATAATCTGTAGTACCTTTATAAAAACTAGGATCTCCTGCAAATAAAACATTTGTTTGAGCATTATAATAAAAAGTATTCATAAGGTAATCTATAAATACTTCGTTTTGTGCTTGAGTAGTTTCTAGACTTTTGTCTAAAATATTAGGATTAAATGTCATTAATCCTTCTGCTGTTTTTCCTTCAACAATTCCTGATTCTTTATATTTAAGATATTGTTGTCTAAAGAAAGTATCTTTTTCTAAATTAAACTCAAAGAATTTTTGAATTTCTTTTTTAATACCTTGTTTAGTTTTAAGATTTTTAGCAGGAACTTTATTTAAAAAAGTAAGTAATTGAAAGTTCTTTCCTCTTTTTACATAGTTCTTATTTAATAATAATGGATGAGGAACAGCATCTTTATTTTCTTTCTTTTCTTTTTTATACTGTTCTTCCAAGCCTTTGATAAACTTCATTCTTTCCATTTCTGCGATAGCAGTATCTGTAAGTTTATCTATAATTTCATCTTTACTAAGTCTCTTTACTTTTAAATAATGGGCAGTAGGAGAGTTTGAAGGTATACCTAATTTAATACCCACATTACCTTGTTGGTATTCTCTTTTACCTCTTCTATAATATAAACCAAAAGAAGTTGCTTCTAATTCTATATCAGACATCTTACCATAAGTAACAGCTTTGTTTTGTCCTTTTCTAGTAAGTCCGTCTAATATAATAGATTTAAGATTATTTCTTAAACCGTCGTCATTTTTTAAATCTTGTAAGAAAGGCAAGTTACTTACTAATAAATCATTTCCTGCTACATTATCTATAAGCTTCTGAAGACTATCTTCATCTTTAACTTCTTCTAACATTTTATTAATCTGTCCTGAAAGAATAATGTTATACTTAGTTTTACCTCCTATACCTCTAAAACTAGAAACTAATTCGGTGTCTAGTGCAGGCTCTATAGCTTCTGCTAATTGTTGTACTAAACTTTTTCCTGAAGCTTTACTTTTTCCGTACTGAATATCTGTTTCAGGAGTTAGTTTAGTAAATGGATTAACTCTTGCTTTTGCGTCTCTTTTATATTTAGGAGTCTTAACTGTTCTTTTCTTTCCGTCTTCGCCAACAACAGTTCGACTTTCCATCGCTGTTCTATCTGTTCCAACTAGTTTTTTACCTACCTCTTGGAGAACACGTAATAGATTTCCAATCTTTCCTCTTTTATATAAGAATTTTGCTCCTCCACTATTATAGATTTTATCTAATTGTTCAGGAGTTAAGAAAAGATTTACAGTAGCTAAGTGATCAGAAAGTAGTTTAAAGAATTTTCCGTTTTCAAAAAAGTCTACACTTTTTTCAGCTACTTTTTCATCAGCACTAACATCATTTTGTCTATATAAAAAATCTAATTTTAGTAAACCATCTAAGAAAGCTTTGGCTTTAGCTGCGTCTATATTATCTGTCCAAAGAGCATCTTGTTTACCTACTTTATATAATGAGTTAGTACTAGATAAGAAGTTAGCTATAAGATCTTCTGAAATAATATCTTTGATAGTTTTAGAGTTAGAACTAAATACTCTAAATTCTCCATTTACTTCATAGACACTTTCAAACTCTGCAAAGTTTTTACTAGCAAAATTGGCAAAGAACAATGTTCTTAGTCTTGGATTCTGAGCAAATAAATCTATAACATCTTGTTTCCAAGGTTTATTTAGAGTAGCTAGTTTTGCGTCAAAGTTTTCTAAAGTATAACTATTAGCTACTTTAGATACTAAAGCAGCAAATACTACATTAGAATCTTCTACATCTTGAATACCAAAAGGAGAAATTGCTTTTGAACCATCAGAATTATATTTAGGAATATTAGCAAAGAAACTAATAAGCTGTTGCTTCATTCCCTGCTTAGGATTTCTTTCAATACTATTTATCTGTGCTACTCTATCTGGAGTATCTTCTCCTTCTTCAATAGCATTTATATAATCTTGTTCTGTAACTTGACCGTTAGTGCCTTCTTGAGGAGATCTACTCTCTGCTTCAAATCCTCCATAACTAATTTCAATACCTTCATTACTTTTTAAGAATCTATTAAACTGTTCTAATAAATCAGAAGACTTCATAAATTCTATTCTACCTTTTGGATTCTTCCTAACAATCTTTTGATTATTAGTTATGATTTTATAGAACTTACTAAAGTGATGAATTAAGTTTTTAAACTTAGCAACTTTTTTAGTATCTCCAGCTGCCTCTGCTTGTGCAAGAAGTTGTTTTGCGACTGCTATATCTCGAACAACATCAGTAATAGCATTACTAAATATAATATGAGGACCTGAGTTCTTAGACTTCTTACCTACTAAATTTATTATTTCAGGTACAGATAATTTATTTTCTGGGTCTAATTGTTGGCGGAATCCTTCAATGGCTTTTTTAATCTTACTGTTAAAATATCTTAACGCCCATTTTTTCTCAACTGGATTTATATACTTTCTGTTAGGAGCAGTAGTTCTTACAGATTGTCCGATAGATTGTCTAATAGATCTTTTTAATACAGTGTTTTTAAATTTTATAGAATCCGCATACACTCCTAAGTTTATATTCTCAAATAAGTTATCTATGTTTAGAACTTTATTCTTTTTAAAGAAAACTCGTAACATTCTAGAAAGACCTTTAAAAAAAGCATTAGTCTCTTTAAAATTTTCTTTACCTGCTAATATATCTTTAGTTTTTTGTTGCCCCGTTCTTTTATCTTCAGGGACAGGTTGCTTGCTTACAGGCTTAAGCTTATCAACTTCTTGGCTTTGTTCATAAGCCATAAACTTATCTGCTAAGAATTCTTCTAACTCAATAAAAGTAGGTCTAACATATTGAACTTCTTTAGTACCGTCTTCTAGAGTAACTTCTTTTCTTGTTAAAGGAATCTCTTCTTGATACTTATAAAAGATCTCATTTAAGATTTTAACTCTTTGTTCTATAGGCAGAACTAAATTAAAAATAACATGAAATGCTTCGTGAGCTTCTGTTCCTGCTGGAGCTAACTCTGATATTAATACTGCAGCAGTAGTAAATAATCCATATAACTCATCTCCGTTTTTTAATGCTTGTTGCAGCATCTCAAAAGATTCTTTAGGAAGGTAGTGGCGTAAAGAATCAAAATCTTTAATGACTCTAACAGTGCCTTTCTTTCCTGACTGTCTTTTAAAAGACTCTCCTAATATTCTTTTAAGAGTTTCTAATCCTTGTTCTCTAGCTTTCTTAGCATCTTCTTTAGCAAGTTCAGGGTCCATCTTAGGGCCCATTTTTGTTTTAAGATTACTATCTCCAAAAGGATCTCCTATTATATCATCGCTAGAAGATACATCAGTATCTATATCGTCACCAGTCTCTGATTCTGAATCAAGAAGAGTACTTTCATTACTTCTAGTTTCTTCCATTGCTGCTACACCTGCAGAGATGCCTTGTTCTTCTGCAGCTTTTATTATATCATCAAGATCTTGTGCAGATAATTCTTGGTCAGAGTCTATAATCTCTTCTCTTGTCGGAGCTCTTTCACCTGGCTCTTCTTTTTTTACTGGTTCTCCTTTTTGTTGTTTCTTTCCTTCTTCTGTAGCTTGTGCTGAAAGAAGTGCTAACTCTTCATCAAACTCAAATTCAAAATCATCGGGAGGTATTTGATCATCAAAGTATTCTGCTTCGTCTTTCTTAGTACTAGTTTGATTAGGATTAGGCTCATAAGCTTCGTTAGATGTAGGACCAAATTCCTCATTGAAATTTTTCTCATCACTTTTATCAAAGTCTAATACTTGCTGCTCATAAGCTTTTTTCTCAGACTCACTTAATTGATAAGTTTCTAAAAAGAAAGAACTTGAATGAAAGAAGTTACCGTCTTCATGAAATAAGTCAGTAGTAATAGCTCCGCTTTCTGCAACTTGTTGATTATAGTTTCCTTCGTTGATTCTAGCAAAATCTATTTTTCTAATTCTTTTTCCTAAAAAATCAATAGCTGCATCTATTTGATCTCCTGGAATTTTTATTTCTTGAGGGACAATTACTTCTCCTTCTACTTCTGTCCACTTAAATTCGAAATAAGAATCTTTTTTAGTATTGCCTCTTTTGTATTCAATATTAAATCTATAAGTAATATCTTCAAGAACTTCTCTAATTTTTTTGATATCATCAATATTAGTAGCTTCTTGTAATTCTTTTAGTTTAGTTTTTACAGTGTCAAAATCATTTGTATCTGCTATCTTATGGGTAAATAACTTAACAGGATATAAACCATATGCAGAAGGAACTAACATGTAAACATATCCAGGTTCTAAACTTTCACTGAGATTTACTTTAGAGTTTTCTAGTTTTTCTCTTAATGCTTTTGCTTTTTCTGACCCCGCTCTCCCTGTATGAATAGTACTCATGACTGTATCTCCTTGTCCATCTTGTCCAATGTTAACACGATCAATAGTTTTAATAACTAATAGTAGTTCATTATTTTTATCGCCTCTAGCATCAGCTGCTTTTTTTAATAAAACAGCAGGATTATTTTTTAAAGGCTCTCCATTGTTTTGTGGATCTGTACCAACATTAAGATTTCTTTGAATCTTTCTTTTAATTCTAACTCTTACAGGAGCTTGCTGTACAGTTTCTTTAGGTTTGTTGATTATTTTAGTTTCATCTAACTGAAACTCTTTTAGAGAAATCGCTTCACCTCTTAATAGCTGATCTAATAAACCATTATTAAGAATAGATTTAAACTCTTCCTCACTTCGCCAATTACCGTCGTACCAATACTTACAAGCCATGAATTAAAATTTATCAAAGTTACGGATTTTTACTAACATTGTTTTTCTCCTATATAGTTATTGCCGTCTAAGATATCAACGTACCCTTCACCGAATCTATTACTAAGCTGTTCAATTATATCATCGAAATTTTCTTCTATTACTTTTTCTCTAGCAGTCTGTTCTACTTCTGTTTCTGGCGAAGTAGTTTTTATTAGTTTACTATCTTCTAATGTACCTGTTTTTGAAATTCTTACTATTCCTCCTTCATCAGGAAATAAAATTTCTACTTGATCAAATCTAACACCGTTTGGATCTACAATAATATTAACTATTGTTCCTTTTCCAAATTTTGGATGTATAATATTATCACCTTTTTTAAGTGTATCAAGTAATCCTAAATCAGATGCTATATCTACTGTAGTAGTTTGTTCTTGTTTGAAATATAATCCTTGTTTTATAGCCTCATCTACAACAGCTCGTCCTAAAGGAGAAGAATAATTTCCTACTACTTTACCTGTTTCTAGATTAATTACTTCACCTTCCCCAAAAACTAAATCTACATTAGTAGAATATTTAACTCCTTTATACTCAACAATAATAGGAGGCAGATCTTTCTGTTCTACGTACTTTGATGTAGTAGTTTCTTTAGTTTCTGTTTTAAAAGCAACAGTAGCTTGATATCCTTCATAAGATTCTATAGAGTCTTTAGTTGTTGATGATATAAATCCTCCGTCAGTTTCTTTTGTAGAATTATATAAAGCCTCTCTTAAACCTTTTACACTAGGGTTTCTAGAAGTTGTTTGAAGTCTTCCTATAAAAGTATCTCCATGATATACATTAATACCGATGTTATCAGCATCATATACACTTTTATCTCCGTAAGAATTTCCGTTCTCATCTAACTCAGTAGCAAATTTAAATTCAGCTGTCTCTTCGTATTTTTCTAAATCTTCATTATTTAACCAATCAGGGCTATTAACTTTCTTCATGTCGTACCCATCTATTTCTGTTTGAGTAGTTGGTCTACCTTGACTATCTTCCCAAGGATAAGGTTTACCTGTTTGTGGATTTATTGGCGTTTTTATTAATTTGCCGTCTTCGTCAAATCTTAATTGCTTTTCGTTAATAGTAGGAATGTTACCACTAGTAGATTGTTCGACAGCTTCTTCGAACATGTCATCAATAGTAAAAGCTTCTTTCTTCTCGTCTTTAAACTCTGATGTACTTTGTACAGGTTCAGGAGTTACGTTTTCTTTCTTTGAATTAGCAAAGTTAGTATTACGTTTAGAAATCTCTGAAACTATATCTTCATAGTTATTTAGAATAGTATTGAATGCATTTAAAAAACTAGTTTTAAAATCCTCGTTATCTTTAAAGTTATCTATATTATCTAATGAGTAATCTAATCCATTAGGAAGCTCGTCTCGGCTTTCCATAACTTCAAAAATATGTTCTACTAGATTAGCATTCTTTCCATCTTTTAATGCCTCAACTACTTCTTCATATGGAGCAGTTTCTGGGTCAGATAATTTTGATTTTACAGTATTTAATTGGCTTATAACATTTTCAGAATGAGCAGGAACATCTTTTCCAAAAAGTTCTCTATAAGAATCAAGATTTGTTTTTACACTAGAACCATCTTGTTTTTTATTGACAGCTTCTTCTGCTCGTTTTTTTATGCCATCTATAAGCTCTTCAGCAAATTGTTTTTCAAAATCTTCTTTTAATTTAAACCAGGTATTGGCTCCTTTATTTGTAAAGAGAGTAGAATAGATTTCAGAAACTTTAGCTTGCTTAGTTTTAATTTGAAATATATCTTTAACAATACCTTCTATTTCAGATTTATTAAAGTTATATGATTCAAAATTATCTTCTTTTATTTGACCTAAGATCTCTTTAATAAAACTATCTAGTTTTTTCTTGCCTTCTTCTTGTGCAAAATAAATTACGTCTCCTTTTTCTACAGCTGCTAGTACTTCTCTATAATTTTCATCTTTATATAAAACATCTAGATTACTATTAGGAGCTAATTCATTTAGTTTTTCTCTTAGTTCTTTTTCTCTTTCTTTTAGATTGTCTCTACTAGATAATAAATAAACAGCTTGTTTTTTAAGAGCGTTTTGTTTATTTCTTATAAAGTTTGCTTTTGCTCGCATATAATCCTGCTGATCCATTTCGAGCTCAGGATTCTTACTTGGGTCAAGTTCTTCTAATTGATCTAATCCTTTATAATTTTTAAGAAAGAATTTATCTATCCAGGTTTTTCTATCACTAGCTATAGAATCAAATGTATCTTGATTCTTAACAATTGTGTCAACTCTTTTACGAAGAGTTTCTAAATTCTTCTTTTTAGTTTCTTCTGTAAATTGAAGAGCTTCATCTTTGTGAGCAAACTGTTCGTTAAACTCTTCTAGAGACATATTCTCTAAAGCATCTATATCCTGGTACACTGTGTCCAGAATTCCATTGCTCATTCTGTTTTCTACAAAATTAAATAGCTCATCAAATTCTGCGTTCTTATATCCAAAGACATCTCCTTTAGCTAGAGCAAGATCTTTATCTTCTTGTATACTAACAGATTTTCTAAAAGCATCGAAATTATTTTTAAGGACTTCATTCATTTGAATTCCTTCATTATAATTTTTTATAGCAGCTTCTACTTCAGAAATCTTTTCTGATACTTCTCCTACTGCTTCATAAAAACCCCCGCTCCATCCAAGACCCATCTTACCACTTGCTTTAGGTTTTACCATAGGAATCCCTAAGAATCCCATTAAAAATCCTAAACTCATGGAATCAATTCCTTCTATAGATGTAGCATACTTTCTAGAAGCACTTGCCATAGCTTGTATAAAGCCTATAGAAGAGTCTCTAGCGCTTTTAGTATAAGGAGAAGCCCAATAGTCTGAATATCCTTTTTCTATAACACCTTGAGAAAATTCTTCAAATCCTTCAGTAATACCTACTTTTAATGAAGGCATTGCATATTTAAATAAGAATTTTTCTAATTTAGTTGCACTTGCAAATTCTGAAACTAATTTTCCTGTAGCATCTCTAGTTGTTCCATAAAGGACTCCGCTTCTAGATAAAATCTTTTGATTGTTTCTAAAACCTGATCCAAATATTTTAGGGAACTGAATCATATAACTAGCACCTACTAATGGAATATTAGTAAGGAATGCTGCCGTACCTGCATTCTTAGAATTATGTTGCATCATTGCTAGTTCTCCTCTAGGAATTTTTCTAGCAATAGTTTCAATGATTTCTTCTTCTGAGATTTCTAGATTACCAAACTCATCTGTATTTTGGCGAACAAGTTCTTTATATTCCTCAAACAATTGAGGATCGTTCTTTATATATCCGTATTTAGATTGTAATAAAGTACTGTCTTGAGTGTCTTTACCAATCATTGCTGATTCATAAGCAGCTGATCGATACATAGTTCCTATAGTACCCATACCTTTTTGTAAAGCATCGGTAGCTTTTACTATCTTTCTCATAGACTGTATGTCGTCTAATTTTTCTAAACCTCTAATAGCTCTGTAAGCTTTAGAAAATTTTTCTGTACCAATAGCGCCTGCACGAGCTATCGTTCTAGTGGGCCTTCCCATGGCTCCTTTTAATCCTACTTTTCCTAAAAGTATTTCTGCACCCACTGCCCCCATAACAAAAGAGACTGTGGGAACAATATCGTCGTTAATAGATTTAAAAGGATGATCAGCTATTCTAGAAAAGAAAGTTTGTTTATCTCTGTTTTTAGCATAATCGTATCCTCCGTAGATTACAAGACGTTGGTCTATGTATTCTTGGTTTTTATTAAACCACTCGCCTACATCATTATCAAAAACTTTAGTTCTATCCCAATTCCATAATGCTGATCCTACTCCATATATAGGTGCTAAAATATTTGCTCCTATATTATTTAATGTAGAACCTGCTAATTTACCAGAAGTAGTTCCCAATGATTCCCAAAAACCTTGATTTTCATCTAAATCATCTACAAACTTTTTTAATTGTTTGTAATAATTGTTTTGTCTAAATGCAGCATAATCTCCTATCTCTCTATTAAATGTTATACCATAAGTATCAGGATCTAGTAGCCTAGTCATTTTACTGCCGTGCTGTCTAATATATTCTGCACGCTCATTAGGATCAGGAATTGCTTTAGCTAAATCAACAGAAGTAAATAATTCTTTAGCAGCGGGATCTACCATAAAGTTAGTTCCCTTAATAGTATCATTAGTTACTCCGTTAATACCTGCATTTGCTAGATTATTTATAAAATCTTGTTGCTCTTTTCTAGGCTGTATATAAGCATCAGAAGATTGTATTTTTTCTTCTGCAGATTGTAGTATGGGATTTATTTGAGGTTCTCCATCAGGATTACTAGTATCCATCCCTTTAAGATTGAGTTCTTTCTCGTCTGCCATTATTTAATAATATTTTGCATTCTTCTAGGATCTCTATATACATCAGAGTCTACCATAAATGCTAATACTAAAGGTTGTCTTCTTCCTCCTTTAGCAGTGTATGTTAAATTTAAATCTGCACCTGTTCCAAAAGTTAAATCTAATTTTGCTAAAGCAGTAGGAAGATTTACTTGATTACTTATTGTAAGGGCAGGTAATTCATCAGTAGAGATAATATTATCGTAATTATTTGCGTCTCTAATTACTTCTGTATATTGAACTAGAATTTCTTTATCAGCTGTTGTTTGGAAAGTAGCTTGATATTCTTTTTGTACTTCTCTTCCTTGCGCGTCAGTATAAGGAGGGCTTTGTGCTGGCTTAGTTGCTCCTTGACTTATCGAAGACTCTATTCCATTATTTGCTCTATACTGAAGAGTATTAGCAAATTGATTATATTCTCTAGCTGCTTTAGGATTAGAAGCCATATAGAAAGGAGCGTAGTTAGCTCTTTGTTTTTCTATGAATTCTATTCTATTATCAGGATTAGCAATAGCATTAGCGCTTTCTATATAATCTACAAAGTTTTCTGTTACTGTTTCTATAGGCTTATAATCTAATCCTTCTGAACTTAAATATAAAACTTCAGGATTATTTTTTTGCATTGCTTCTAATTCCTGCTTACTGAATTTTACTCTAACGTCTTCGCCAGCTTCATATGCTTCAAGTCGTTTTTGAGTTGTTTCAGCTAAAGGTTGGATTCCTTTATCTATATAAGATTGCCAATCTTTTAAATTTTGATTTTGATCGGTTAATGCTGATTTTCTATAGAATGCCATAATAACATTACCATTTTGGTCTACTCCTGCAAATCTAGGAGTATCTGTACGATATGCATCTAAAGTATAAGAATGCTTAAGACCTCCTGGGTCCATTGCAATAGATTGTCTTGTAGAAGGATCCCATATTACTCTAGAATTTCTACTACCTCTTGCTACCATTCCGTCGTCTACTAAAGCTTTAAATTGCCCACTAGAGAATTTATCAGCGCCTTTGTCTACAATTATTTGAGGAATCTGATAGAATTGCTCGCTTCCTAAAGTTTTAGATTTTCTATACTCTTTATAAATTTTATTCAATAGTAGTTCACCAGGGGAAAAAACATTGTCGACCATATCAAGTGCACTGTCCATTTCTCCGTCAATAGCATTAAGTCTTTCAAAAATTCTTTGTCTCTCAGCCTTTACTTCTTCAGGAATATTCTCATAACCTTCTTCTTGTTGATCCATTCTGCCGCTTACATAAAGTTCTAATTGTTCTTGTTCTGCTTCAGTTAACTCGCTAGTTTCTTTTCCCATAAACTGTCTAGCAGCCTCGTCCATAAGATCTTTAAATTCGTTATCTAGATTTTTTACTAGTTCATTTTTTTCTTGTTTTCTAGTTCCTATTAAAGAATTTAATTCTTTATCTAAGAATTTAGGACTACTTACAGTATTAGCTTCGAAGTCTTCTTTTAATTTAGTTATGTCTTTTATAATATCTTCATCAGAAAGATTAAGATCTCCTGCTTGGTCTTTTATAATTTGAACTAGCTCTTCTTCTGATTTATCATTTATATATTCTGTTACTAAGAAATCAAGGTCTTTTAATTGTCCTACTTTAGAATAAGTAGCTTGATATTTTTCTTTTCTAGCGTCTTTAATTTTAGCTTCTAATTCTGCTTCTTGTTCTTCTGTTAAAGTTGGGTCTAATAATTCAACTTTATAAGCATTAATATCATCTGTTAAAGTAGCTATTCTTTGATCGTACATTTGCTCAAAACCAAGAGTAGTCTTAGACAATGCTTCGTTTTCTGCATGAACAGTTAATATATAATCACTTGTTTGGGCATAGCTTACTGTTCCATCTCCTGTAGTATATTTAGAAACTCCACCTACAAATGGAGTAAGCACATCTACATTTTTTTGATACATTGCACCTATACTAGAAGAAGGCTCTATCTCTACTACTTTTTCATAAGTTTCTCCATCAGCTCCTGTAGCGCTTATAGTATACTCAACTGGTTCAAGTTGTATATTTTCTTCTGCGTTAAAAGGAGAAGTACCTCCTGCTAAAGGAGTTTCTTTCATAACATTGACAGGATTTAACTGTGTAGCAATATCTCCTACTTCATTTGCTTCTTTTATTTTAGTAGATTTCCTACCACTACCAGAGGAGCTAATCGCTCCCTCATTAATAAAGTCTACAATGTCAGCGCCTGCTAATGCTATCTTATCAAAGTATCCTAACTTATCTGCTACATAAATACCTGCAGCTTCTTGTTCTATAGCTTCAACATCATTGTTTTCTAACATAGTTTGGATGTCAGCCATTTTTTCTTCTGCTTCGGCTTGTATTTCTTTAGCTTTAGCTATATCCTCAGATGTAGCATTTGGATTAGCTATTACTTTAGTAACTTGATCGTGGAGCTCTTCTAATTCAGGAAGAGATTCGATTAAAACATTTCTAGAAAATTGATAAGGGTCTTTATCTTCAGTTAATCCTTGAAGAGCTGCTTTCTTAGTTCTATCGTTTAATTCGAAAAACTTCATCTGAGCATCTTCTTGTTTCCAATTTTTAAATCTTTCTCCTGTTGTAATAAAGTTTCTAATAGACCTAGCAGCATCTTCTTTTGTCCTATATTTAGTTAGTTGCTGTCTTATCTCTCCAGCATCTACAGCACTATTTATCCCCATAATAGCATTTACTTGTTGGTCTTCTTCCATAGCTGCTATCTTAAGAACTAAGTCTTCTATTTCTTTTTCTCTGTTTTCTGATTTAGGAGTAAAGTTTCCAGTACTATAATTACCTGTAGTAGGATCGTAATTAGTTCCTGAGAATTTATTTCTAACATAATAATCCCAGGTTTCAAAGTCATCTTGAGTTATTTCTCTTTTTTCTAACTTCTTCTGCATTAATGCATAATTCTTCTGATAATTATTATAGTTTTGCTTCATTCCTGCAAACTCAGGATTAGTATTAAACCATTCGTTTAAATCTTGAAGCTGTTGAGTAGCTACTCTATAGTTACCTGATCGAGTTAAATTTTGAGAAAGTTCTTGAGTTTTTGCATCTAAATCTGCCAATAACTTTTTAGCTCTTTCATCGTCTTGACTCATACGTGATAAAGCGTACTTAGTTTTATCTATTTCAGATTTAGTTACATCAAACTTTTCTTTCATTTTAGACAAAGGCTCCGCAAAGGCTTCTAATCCAAGAGGCTTATATTCTGTAGTAAATGGAGTAGATAAAGGCGTTAAAGGCATTACTTTTTCTTTTTATTTTTATTTCTATTCTTTAACATCTCTGCAAATTGATCTGCTAAAGTTTTATATTCTACTGAACCAATGCCTTCACCTGCCATTGTAGCATAGTAAGCTGCTAATTCATTTGCTTGATTTGCTTCTACCATTTGTTTAGTTTGTTCAGCAGATGCTTGTAAAGATTTTCTTTTAGCTTCATCAAAAGTAAGCATCAATTGTTTCTTTATTCTCTCAAGCTTTTGCTTTTCTGCTTTATTCAATTTCTCTGCTTCAAATTGTAGTTTAGCATTAATAGTGTCTACTTGCTGAATAGCTTGTGCTTCTAATTGAGCTCCTTTTTGCGCAGCTACTTGTAAATTACCTGGGTTTCTTCCAAACTTTCTTAAGTCTTTTCTTAAACCTGCAGTAGATCTTCTAATAGCATTAACAGATTCTGTGTAATCTAATTTAGGAGCCTTAGTGGCTACAAACTCAGGTTCATATTTAGGATCGTATTTAGAAAATAATCCTGAATATAAGTTAGCTGCAATAGGCAATGCTTTAGCTGCAGCTTGCATAGGAGTTTCTTTAAATTTAAAATCTCTATTAACATCTTCTTGATCGACATCTACATTTATTTCATTCTCTCCTTGAAAGAAATCTGCAATACTTGTAGGTTGCATATTATATGCATAATTAAAAGGTAATGTTGCTTGAGCAGGAGAACCAAATTGATTAGCAGGCATTAATGGTAGAGGCTCTATATTCATAGGATCAGTTGGATTAGTTAAACTTCCTCCCATTGGTTTTTGAGCAGCTTCTATTGCTTCATCGCTTGGGTAATCTTTATCTCCTGGTTTAGCAGGACGATAATTTTTTCCCATTCTTTCTTTCTTAGCTCGTATATTAGCCCAAAGACCTCCGCCATTTTTAAGATAGTTAGATCCCATACGACCTCCTGTTCCAAAAGGTAATTCTGGAGCTCCCATATCTATATCTGCCCAATTACCATACCCCATACCTTCACCAACTAGTCCTGTAGTGTCTGTTACAGTATCCGTTATAGCATCAGGAGCAACTTCAGTAACAGTTGCTGCAGTATCTGCTGCTTCTCCAGGATTTATAAATTGACTTGCCATTCCTGCAGTTTGATTCCATACATTTTGAAATGTTTGAGCATTTTGTAAAGATTCATCATTTGCTCTAGCTTCCATTGCAGCTTTAACTTTTTTATGATCAGGATGATTTTTGTCAGCAAGAATTGCTTGTTTTTTTGCCATCTCTGCTTCTTTATCTTTTTTTGTTGCCTGATCTCCTATAGTTTGTATAAATTGTTCTGCACCAGGTACAAAAGTTCCTGCTGCTCCAGAACCTGCATCAAAAGCAGCGTCTTTTAAAGTATATGCAGTATCAGTAGCTTTTGCTTCTCCTGCTCCTTTTAAAACATTTGCTCCTGCTTCTGCAACAGGAGCTACAATTTGTCCTACTACAGGAATATATTTAGCAAAATCTGCAGCAGTATCTAAAATAGTTCCTGCAGTTTGCATACCTGCTCCATATTTATGTTGAACACCTGGTACGCTCATACGACCTCCGTAAGCATGCATCTTACCTCCACATCCGTAACATAATTTTCCTCCTCCTCTTCTCATTTGATCTTCTCCAAATCTACCTACCCATTTACTTTTATCTGGTACTCCAAGAAAAAGATTACTTAAAGCTCTAAGATTATTTCCTTGTGCATCTTGTGTTGCTCTAGGGTGTTTTACAGCAAAACGCATATTACCACTATTTCTTATTCTATCGTTTTTTGGTCTAAACACATTAAGAGCTCTATTCATATGTGTATATCTACGACCTGCTGTATTTGGTTTTTGTCTAAAAGCTTTTATATTTTCTCGTTTGTCTACGAAATCATCTTTTACTTTTCCTACAAAATCTTTAAATTTTCTTGTACGTTCTTTATCAGGAAATTCTCCAATTCCTGTTCCGCCACCATAAGCAGGATCTGTGCTAGTACCAACAGCTCCTAAATTACTTATCATATTTTGACGAATATCTTGCATTATTCTATCATCTTCAAAACCTGCTTCTTCTGTCCAAGATAAATGAGGACTAAAATTTTGAATAGCGCTGCCTGTATCTCTAGTTTTTATAGTTGAAGTAAATCCTGTTTCTTGTCCTGGACATGGAGGTAATGGAGGATCTCCACAAGGATTTGGATTTGCATTCATCATACCTGCATTAGCCATGTTCATTCCCATAAAACCTCCTGGTGCATATGAACGTGACATATAACCTCCGCCTCCAAAAGAACTTTTTCCGTCTCCTAAATATCCACCTAACTTTTCAGCTTCTGGCCATTCATCTTTACGAGTTGGACGATAAGGTTGCGGTGAATCCCACCATTTTAGATAGTCTTTAAATAAAGATTTTTCTCCTGCTAATGGTTCTCCTGTTACTAAAGCAGTTGGATTATCAAATGCTAAATCTATATCATTTAACCTTTCTACATGATCTTTATAAGGTCCTTCATATATTTTTTGTCTTCTAGCTTCTTCTTCAGTCATAGGATATACTGGTCTTTTATAACCTAAACCAATGCTGTGTCTAGGATAAGGTCCTCCTAAATTACCTCCGTTATCATAATTTTTTACATACTCTTGTGCAGCTGCATCAGACATATGAGATTTTGCTCTAGATAATAATACTGATTTAGGTATCTTACCTCCGCTTCTCATCATACCTTCTTGTTGGCCCATAGCCATATCTTGTTGCTGCTGCATCATAGCCATTTCTTCTGGAGATGGTTGTCCTTGTTCCGCCATCATTTGTTGTTCCATCATAGCTTGCTCATCCATAGGAGCTTCTTGCATTTGTCCTCCCATTGCTGGATCACCTTGAGATTGTCCTTGTCCCATCATAGCAGGAAGAACAGTAGGGTCTAATGCATCTATTTCTGCTAGTCTTTCTTCTATTTCTTTTTGCTTGAAAGCTTCTTGAGCTTCCATAAGATTCATTAAGTCTGCATCGTTAGCAGCTTCTTCTATTTTATCTCCTTCTCTTCTAGATTTTTTACGTCCAGCTAGTTTAGAAGCGTCTGCAAAAGTTTTACCTACCATCTTTGAATTAAGGTTAAAAGCTTTTGCTAATTCTTTATCTATTTTAAGAGTATCAGAAAAAATATAATTCTCAGCATTGAATTTAGTTTCTCCCTCTTCTACTAGATTCATTTGCCCTTGTTCATTCATACCTTGAGGAATTCCGCCTAAACCATTTTCTTCATGGCGGCCTCCTTCGTTAAATTCTGTTAACTGATTCATAGCGCCTCCATTACTCATACGTTTGCCGTATCTCATATTTACACTGGAGGGAAATGCAGAATATGAATTAGGAATTCTTTTTTTCATTTTTCTTAAATTTTTATAAAGTTACTTATTTTTAAAATAATTTACTATATTATCGGTTTCTGAATAATTTTCTTTTTGTTTTAGCAGGCTCAGTATTAATTAACTTTGTAGGTCCTACAAAAGATAATTGTCCAGGTTTTTGTAATTCAAGTCTCTGAGGAAGATTAGCTTTTTTATAAGCTTCATATTGTTTTATTGGTGAGCTATCTTCTTCTAAACTTTTTAATTCTTCTTGTAATTTAGGTAAATTTCTTAAATACCTAAAAGCTGTCGATTGTTCAGGATCATATGTCCAAGGTCCTCGTTTTACTCCTTTATACCATTCAGAAGCATACCCTGCTTGAAAGTCATCATAGTTTTCCTGTTCTTCAGGAGTTATAGCAATTACATTATGATAAGTGCCTCCTGTAGGATAACCCATTCTCATCATGTCTCCTGGTTGTAGTTTAGCATCTTCTCCTAAATTTTCTATAGGATATAATCCCATACCTGCTAAGACATCAGGATTATCTACTGTACGGCTTCCTGTTATAACTCTCCAAGGATCTCCTGCTTGTACTCCTCTATAATCTTGAGCAGCAGTTGCTCCTGCTTTACGACCAATTGCACAAGCAACTCCTTGACAAGAGTAAGGTATCATAGGTTCGCCTGTCTCTGGGTCGTTTAATTTATGGAACCAAGAAGTTTCATCAGCCATAAAAGGTATACCTAAATACTCGTAATCTTCTTCATAAGGAGTTCCTGGCTCGCTTCTTTCTCTTGCAATCTCTGCCATTTTTTGTTGAACACCTGTTACGTATTCTTCTTCTTGAACGACTTTTTCTTGTTTTGCTCGTAAGAGATCTTGGTAATTAATAGCTGATTCTTTTAGTTTTTCTCCTTCTTCTGGAGAAAGACCCATGTAATAATTTTCCATCATTTGCTCAAAAAGACCTGGTATAGGACGTATAGGCCCTATGGGTCCTCCGTTACTCTTTTTTAAACTAGGATACTTGCTATAAACTGCTTGTTTTATACCTGAAGGATTAGGAGCATGGTGTGCTAGCTTTAACGCTGATCGCCCTCTTTCAATTGTATTAATAGGATAACTACCAGCTGGTGCTCCACCTGACGGTCCTGCAAAAGACTTTACATTAGGATATTTACCTACATTAGAACCTCCTGCTCTTTTCTTAGAAGCCCCAAATAGTTGCCCTTGACCGAACATAGACCCTTGTCCAAATGTAGGAGTATTAGAACTAGTCACAGGAGTAGCTAAATATTTTTCTAACTGTGCTTGTCGTTTTAATGCGGTTGCTTGTTTTTCTGCTTCTGCTTCTGCTTGTTCTTCACTAGGAACAAAAGTTTTAGCATCTGCTACATTATTTTCAGAAATGTAATTTCTTTTAATTGAAGTTGTATCTATATCTCCAAAAAGATCTTTAGGTTTAACTTGTTTAGAAGCAGCCATTTGTGACATAAAGGGATACATATTTCCTGTAGGAGTTTGACTAGCTGTTTCGTATTGTTGTAGTTCTTTTACGTAATCCTCTCCTGCATCATAAGCATCTTGTTCTTTTATCCAACCATTTATATTTTCCTGATTGCCTCCTCTTTTTAACCTAGGTCTAATAGTAGACTTAACCATTTTACTTAGTTTGCTTACATAATTAGCATCTTCTGCATAACCTGCAGCTTTAACTCTTGCAAAATGTTCTTCGGCATTTTTAGCTTTTAATACTCCTGCCTTTGCATATCTAGGATTTACATCAGGTAAAAAAAATTCTACTTGAGCTTTAATACCTTCAAGAGGAGTTTTAAATTTTCTATAATGATATGTTTTACCTGTAAAAGGATCATTTTCTACAGTTTCTATTTCTCCTTTCCAAGCTTTACCTGCAGTTAATCCTCCAAAGTTATTTGTTCTTTCTGCTAAAGGAGATGCTCCCCAATTACTTTCTAAAATAATTTGAGTAGTAATACCTTCTGCATTTAAATCCATTCCTTCAGGAATTCTTCCAGATTGTTTTAATCTTGCAATATGAGCAATTACTTCATTATAAACTAAAGCTAGTCTATCATTTTTATCAAGACTACTTAATTTAGGAGGATCCGTTAAATTAGTATACTCAACCATATCTTATTCATTTGTATCATTTAGTAAATCCCATCCAGACATAAAGACTCCTTTTCTCGCTGCTTCATATAATTTAGGATCAATATTTAATTCTTGATTTTGATCTTCATTTCTTATTCCTGATGCCTTAACAACTTTAGTTCCTTTTCCAAAAGGTTTAGCAAATCTTTGAGCTCCTGCATATATAGGTTCTACAGCTGCTTCTGTTTCTTTAGCTAATATTCTCCATTGTGCAGGTAAATCTTTAACAGGATTATAATTTATATTAAATTGTTCTGTTCCTTTTGGAGCAGGGAAAGCTAATTTTGAAGGTAAAACGTATTCATGTCTAGAAGCAGGAGCACCTTTTAATGCATGTTGCATTCCAGGATTATTTGTATATAGAGGATCTTTCCAATAGCTATGAGGTTTATTTACTAAACTCCATATTTCTTCTCTAGTAGGAATTATTTTAGATTTTGATTTAATAGGATACTGTTTAATATAAGCTTGCATTGCAGGATTGTCTGCAGAGCTTATACTTCTGCCTATAGCTGTAGTATAATCAAAAGGTATAGTCTTTCCGCTAGCAGCAGCTTTCTGCATTTCAGAAACATTATAAGGTTTTAAAGAAGCTTTAGTTCCTGTAACTTGTTTAAATAAAGGACTTTCTTTGTAATACTTTATTAAATCAGGATTCTTAGTAGACATATACCATCTACCTTCAAGTGGATCAATAGTCCTTGGAGAAGTAGAAGGAATATTTATTGCAGGCTTATCAAATCTATATAAAGTCTGACTTTTAAGCATGTCACTTATTTTAGCTTCTCCTTTCCTTACATTTTGAAGACCTGTTTTAAAGTCTTTAATTTGAGGAAGATTTTTAACAGCTCTAGCAGCGCCTGATCCTCTAGTTGCAAGCCATTTTGCTGCAGTAATACCAGTAGGCGCTCCTCCTAATATTGCAAATCCTGTATCTCCTACTGCTCCTGCAATGTTAGAAGCTGTAGGATTTTGGTAAGCTTTTCTTAAACTTTTTCTTGTATCGGAATCACTTCTACCTAATTCACTTGCCATATGATGAGCTCCATAAAATTCTAAAGCTGTTAATGGTGTTAACCATGAGGGAGCTCCTGAAAACATAGGAGCAGTAAGCGCTGCTTTAGTAGCTGATCCAAGACCTGGTACAGAAAGAGATCCTGCTGCTGGAGCTAATGCAGCTGCTCCACCTAACATAGGAGCGGCAAGAGCAAATTTATTTACCATACTTGTAAACTCGTCCCAATCTTTACCCCAGGCTTCTCTAGCTCCTTTTGCACTGTATACTGCATCGGGACCTCTACCTTTAGCCATGTAAGGATCAAACTCTTTAGCAAAGTTATCATAGTATGTACGAAATCTATCTGTAGAAATTTTATCATTCTTTTGTAAAGAAAGAAGACTTTGATATCCTTGAGGTGTAAAAACATCTGCTAATTTTTTATCTCCCCAAGTATCAGGATAATGTTTCTGAAGATCTTGTAAAGCTATTTCTGCTTTTACATATCTTCCTTTCTCTTCTTCTAATAAATCTTTATAAGCTTGTACATTTTGTTTTAATCCCGATATTTCACTAGTAGGGTCTTGCTTTAAAAATATTCTTCCAAAGCCTCTGTCTTCATAATATTTTTGAGCAGCTCTTTTTAATTGATCTAATTTTTGACGAAGAGTACCTTGTAATTTTCTAGATTCTGGTGCGCCATAAACAGTAGTTTCTGGTAAATCAACTTGTTGTGTTCCATCAAGATTTAAATTACCTCCATTATCATGCGCTGTAGGAGGCGCATCAGTAGTATCTCTAAAGATTTTAGTGCCTTTAGATTTATAATATATTGGAATATATGGATACCTTTTTGCCATTAGAATATTTGTGGGTCATAAAAAGAAACTAATCTATTCATAATTAGTTCTTTATTATAAGTATTGTCGAAATATAAAGTTAATAAAAAATGTGTAGATCTAAACCTTCCTTTTTGACTAGTAGAATTAACATCTCTAGGAAGTTTAATTCTCCATTTATCAAAACGTCTTTTTATTCTTGTTAAAGATTCAGGAGTAGTTTCATAAATACTATCACTAGCTTGAGTTTCTGTAGTAATTTTAAATCCTGTAATAGTTTTAGTTCTATCTATTACTTTGTCATCGTCACGAACTATGCTATTGAATTCTAAGAATCTAAGAACTTTATTTATATCTGCTTTAGGATTAATAACTAGTGTAAGTTCACATCCTGTTTGAGTCCCGTAAAACTCTCCCCAGTTTCCTATGTTGTGGGCCCACACGCTCACGCCCGTGTCTAATGTTGTAGTTAATAAAGTATTACCATTATTGATCCATATTTTAGGAGTTATAGATAATCTAGTAGAGAACGTTCCTGTAAGTTCGTCAAATACTATAGATTTAAAATCAAAAAGATCAGCTAATGTAGAAGATAAAAATGTAAAAATAATTTCATCATTAATTTCATCTACTCCAATATGAGCTCCTCTTGATAGTATAGGATTATCTCCTCCATCTTCTTTTCTTTTAAATACTGCAGGACCTAACTCTTGTAAATAAGAATGCATTCCTTTTACTTCTGATAAAGGACTATTACTCATACCTGTTTTTGCTTGACCTAATTGAAATATTTTTCTATGAATAGCATCAAAGAAATAAATACCTCTGTCAGTTACAGCTACCGCCCATTGGTGTATAGATCCATTTTCTTTAGAAAAATATTGATGTTTACCCCAACCTTGAGATATCCCTAATTCTGTAGGAACTCCATCATCTGTTGTAGTAACCGCTTCTCTATTGATAGCATAAACTCCTGTTGCTTGATCTTGTAAGAAATAAACATTGTCTTTAAAGTTTACAATTTTATTTATAGGACCATGATCGTCTATATCATAAAAATCATTAATAGCAAACTTTGTCCAAGAATCTATATCTTCTCCATTTACTTTTACATCAGATAAAAAAGCTCGTACATCATTTGTTAATGAAGTATCAATTAAATTTTCAGGTAAAGTAAAAAATAATACTTTTTTATTTATTGAGGAATATACTTCATTATAATTATACATTGTATATTGAGTTTCTCCTGGATTTAATAATCCATAATTTGAAAAACTATTATTATCTTCTTGTCTATAATACTCACTTTCTACTTCACTTGTTGCTATTGCTATTTTAAATTTAACACCAGTAGTAGTATTAGCTCCGTGATGTAAGCTAGCATTAACACAACTTTCTGTTACCAATAAATCTGTTCTTGTAAAAGGTTGTTCATATGTATTACTTGCTAAACCTGCATCATAAAATTCTGCATTAAATTCTACCATAGCTTTTTGTAAAGAATACATATTTATAAAAATATCTCCTCCAAAAACTATAGGACTATAACTAGTTGTAACTGATTCTGTTTTTATTATAGGAGAAGCTATTATAAAACTATTAGATTCTAATGCATTTTGCGTACTTCCTCCATATACTTCACTTTTTGGAATAATTAAATCTGCTATAGGAATAGCTTCATTTATAGTAAAATTTGCTCCTGCGTTTGTTAAAGATTGAATAGCAGGTTGTAAAGGTACGTGAGTAGTAGTACCTTGTACGAGAAAGTAATCTGTAGTAGCAGGATTTATAATAGCTGTTCCTGTTAAAGGATTATTTATATATTGTTTAGTTAATGCAGATATATTAGAACCTGCTCTAGCAAGTCCTGCTCCTGTTCCACTAGGATCATTTAATGTAGAAGCGTTTACATAATAATTTCTCATATAGCTAGGGGTAGCAGGCATTTCTGGACTAGTTGCTCCTGAACCTCCATTGTTTGCTGTACTCCAAGAAGCTGTTTTAGTTCCTATACTTACATTCGTACTATCCCGCATATCAAAATAAGTAGCATTATCTAATCTTCTTATATTTTCTACACTGTTAAAAGTTACAGGAAGAGTTCTTCTAAACTTAACTCCTAAATCATATAATGTAGCATGATTTCCTAAATTTAATGCATCAGGTCCTGAAGAAGAAGATCTTTGGTCTTCATAATCTCCACTAAGAACTGCGTGACTATAATGTCCTGTTATTAATAATCCAGGGTTATTTCCTAAATTAGTTCCTATATCTGAAATATTAGAATACTTATAAGAAATTTCAGGAGAATAGAAAGATAAATGTTGAGCTCTTATTGTGACATTTGGACCGCTAATAATATTTGCAAGAGGATCTTGTTCGTCTCTAAAAAAGGTTAAACTATCTTGTATTAAATTAGGACCTGTTATATTGGGACTAGCATTAAAATGATGAACTACGTTTTCATTTCCATCTACTCTAAAATCAAAATCGTTTGGTGTAGTGTTACCAGTTTCTTGATAGCCTAAAGGACTTAAAATACCTGTACATAATCTACGTTTATCTACTTCTTTTCTTTCAACTCTTACTATTTGAAATCCTGATATTTTATCTAATAAACTTTGACAAGTACTAAAGTCTACTGTAAATTTTATACCTAAATTAAAACCTGTTGCTATTTGACCAAAAAAACTTCCTACAGGAAATTCACTAGGCATTGTCGATATAGGGAAATAATTTCCTGAAAAATTAGGCGTACCGTCTGCTTCTGATATATCTGGAAATTTAATATCTCCTATGAATTCTACATAAGTAGCTTCTCCTTTTTTAGTATAAAATATAATCCCAAATCTATAAGTTTCTCCTCTTTTATATCCTCGAAGTAATCCTGAAATATTAGGAGAGGCGTTATTTGCAAAGCTAGGATTAGGATAAATTCCATAACCATCGTCTAAATCATGATTATTATCGTATCCATATTTTATATTTCCTCCAATATTATGAAATTTAGCTTGTCCTTCTACATCAATAGTCATAGGTTCTAGATGAAAACTATATGAAATATTAGGCCCTGTACCTCCTAAAATAGTTCCGTTGTCTTGATATTTATATTGATTAACTGCATTATGCCAAGTAGGTTCCCAATGTTCGTCTTTATTAAAATCTGCATTAAAAGCATTATCTAATCTATCTTGAGGAGTTCCTACTCCGTTTGGAGTTTGTAATGAAGAATTATATCTAGCAGTTAAAGCACTAAAAGTATCTGCTCCTTCTAAAAGACTTTGAGCATTTATAGTAGAAGATTTTATATTTGCTCCTACTAAATAATTATCTTTTTGAGTAACTGTTTTAAAAGTTTTAAATGCAAAATTCTTAGAAGTAAATGTAAATAGCTCTACATCAAAAATAGTTCCTTCTGTTCCTGTATAAAGAAGTTCTGTAGAATTAGTAGTAATATTAATTTCTTCGATAGAAGTAGCTATTGGAGTAGCTGTAGGACTTTCATAATAAAGTGCTAAGAATTCTATTTTTTCAAATTTTCCTACATAATTAGTAGTATCTACAGTAATGGTAATACTTTTACCTGAATTTATTTTTTCAGGTTCTCCTACATATTTTGGAATTGAATCAAACTCTGCAGCTCTTGTAATATGAATCATATTACTTGGAGGAGAAACTAAAGTTTCTTTTCCGTCAGATGTAATTAATCTGTATGCTATTTGGTACATTCCTGAATTTAATTCTCCTCCTCCTGCAACTGTTTGTAAAATAGGCTGAGTATATTGAATCTCAGGAAATATATCTACATTTTCTACAGGAAATGTAACTAAATCAGGATCTACAATATTTAACGTTCTAAAAAAGTTATTATAATCTGTCCAATAGATTCTTTGAGTAGATACGTTTTCATAGCGACCTAATGCTTCTATTGGCCATTCTTTTTTAAAATTTAAATTGTCATTATAATAAACAGTTTTAGGATACCCAGGAAGTATTTCTCTAGAAGCTGGATCATATTTTACTTCATATATCCAACCTTTAGTTCCTGTATTATCTGCTACAAATAATACAATAGAATTTCTAATTGTACCGTATCCAATTATTTCAGGACTGTCAGATGTCCACGGATGAAAAGGATCACTAACTGCAGACTCATCTCTAATTTGAAAGATTTCTTGATTGCCTTTCATATTAGTAAAAGCTCCTTGCGACTCTCCTTTATCTGTACTAATTCTTATATCTATTGCATCAATATACATGTTCTGCTTAATGCTATCATAAGCAGTGTCTTTATCCATGCCTCCATAAGTATTAACGTGTCCTTCCATGAATTAAATTTAAGAAGTTGCTGGATTAGGTCCTTGTACAGATGCGCTAACTATAGATATATCAGTAGTAGTTCTCGCTCCTGACTTAGGTCTAAAGTTTCTTTGTTCAGGCAGTTGCATATTAGCAAAGAAGCTTGCATGCGCTTGTACGTCAGGAATAGTTCTAAGAGTTGCATTTTGCATGCTTTCTGCTTCGTCGACTCCGTTCCATTGTTTAGCATGGTTAACAGCTTGTGCAAAGTACCAATCTCTATCTCTTTCTATAATCTGGTATACATCTGGACGAAGTTGTCCTTGCATCCATAATTTTCTAGCTATCTTATGTCCTATATAATGTGATCCTGCTTCTAACCATTGTTGTTCTGCAGGTATTACAGGATACCCATCTTCATCTGTAGGGATAGCGTTATAGCTCATTGCTAAGTATCCTTCATTAAAAGATGTAAAAATAAATCCACCTTCTACAGTGTAAGTTTGTTCAGACTCTGATGTATAGTCTCTGTCGTCTAGATGATATCTTTTGTGGAAATAATCAGTTGCCCATCGCATAGGAAACATGCGACCCTTACCGCATTCTGCTTCTTCTACACTATTTACTGAAGTTAAATAAGATACTTGACCTATTTTATGTAAATCAAAAGGCAATTCTGCCCTACCATCACATACTTTAATATATGCAATATTATTTTCTAGAACCATAGGCACGTTAGTATGTGCCATAAATTCAGCTAGCCATTCTAAGCCTTCTTCTTCATGAATGTCATAATTAAATCCAAAGTCTCTAATGACTTTATCTAAAATGGCTTTATATGATACAGTTTTACCAGCATACATTTACATTAATTTTTTAAGCGCTGCCTCTAATCTATTTGCTATGCCCTCAGAAGAATTATCCTTTAAAGGATCTTCTGTGGTTACAGACTTTTTATCTTCATAAGTCCATTCTCCGTTTTCTTTTTTTCGAGTACAAACAGTTTTAATGTATCCGCCTTCAACTTCTTCTACTCGTATTTCTTCGTAGCCTCCGTCTTCAAATTCTTTACGATTAATTCTAACTGTTTTTTCGACTTCTTTAGAAGATCCATTTGATTCTTCTACTTCAATTTCTATATTATCCATAATAAAAAACTTTACGATTTGGGTCCTTAACTACTTTAGCAATTAATCTTGAATATTGCCTTGATGGTTTAAAGACATAAAAACTTTTATATTTTAAGTTATTAGTAAACTTATCCCAAAAATGCTCATAAAATTCTCCACTGCTGTGATCATTCTCGTGATAGATTACTGACTTATTTTTTAAATCTATTATTTCTTCTCTCGATAAATCAGGATGTTTAGTATGCCAATAGTTCCAGGTTGCTTCCCAGTTGACTCTTAAACTTTTACATCTTTTACCGTTCTTATCAAAGAAGTGTAATTTTTTACTTCTAATTCTAAGCTTGCCTACTTTGTTTATTTTTAACTCTAATCCTAATTCAACAATAGCATTAGAAAACGCACTAAGTAATTCTTTTACGAAACTATTATATAAAGGTTTACTAATAAGCTCCTCTTTAGCATTAGCTTTGTAGTGTGTATAAAAATCTTTCTTTTTTACGTCACCTAGTTGCTTACCTTTACCTCTTTTTATCATTGCTGTTGTTGTTGCGCGGGAGCTGCTTGTCTCATACCTTGAGATCTAGCATCTTGAGCGTCGTTCATATCGTCAAACGGAGCTGCTCCTTTTTGCATTAGTTGTTGTAAAATAATAGGTTTAATATATGTCCACATCCATTGGTTAATAGGATATGGGTCTGATGAAGACCAACAAGTACTACCATCTACGCAATTCACATAATTTAATAATGTAGTTGGGTCCTCAAATACTCCTCTAAAAGTTATGTATTTAATAGTTTTAACTGTAGGATCTTTACTAATTACATACATATGATCATCATAGAGAAAAGTATAGATTGCTTTTTGTGTAGTTCTGCCGTGTCCAATAAATGGTACTCTAGAATAATCTATAACTACAAATCGTGGTTTAGTTATATCTGCGGGACCTACAGTGGCTATTCCTTTTTTAAAATAAAGCTCAATAGTATTAGGGATAGTTTGTTTAGTTCTTAAAACTTTACATGCATCTGGTACAGTAATACAGCAATCTATAGGATTTACTAGTTCTAATTCTAAACAAGGAAGAGTCTGGATGACAAAAGGATCTATGCTACGATTCTTATTATATTCGTTACGTAGCCATAGAGCTCTTTGTTCATTTATTAAATCTGTATAGAAATCATAGGAATAAGATGACTCTATAGAATTAATAGCCAAAGACTCATCAAGTTGAGCTTGAAGATCTTCTAATGTTAACATAAGACAAATATATCAATTTTATTTGATAATTATCTTCCTTGTCCTCTGTATTTCTTTTTATAATTTTTAGAAGTCTTTAATTTAGATGTCTTACTTTTAGAATGTATACCTGGTCTTTTAGTGGTATTAGATTTATATTTATTATCAAATATCTTTGCCATTTTCTATTTGTTGTATCATTTCAAAATGAATTTTAGCGACTCTATCTCTACCTGATTCGCTCATAAGTATTTCGTGACATTCTCTGTAGTTAGTCATAAAAAAGTTTTCTGATAATATAGCAGGCATTGTAGTGTGGACTAATACATAAAAGTTAGCTTCTTTATCAGGATCTCCGTCGCGTGTATCTTTACGCATTTTTCTTTCAGGAAACGCAGCTTCTGCTTTTTCGTAAAGC